AAAAGAAACGGTTTTAAAACAACTTCCTTTGAATGAACCCGATATAGTAAACGGAAAAGAATTACTTTCGTTTAGCGAAAAGATGAAAAATAACGATATACCTTTTTAATTATGAAATACTTATTAGATAAAGACCAAAAAGAGTTTAGAGATGTAATAGCATACATTGAACTAAATAAAGACAATAGAAAATCAGATAAAACAAAAGAGTCTAAAAAGTTACAAGCAATGTTTTGTAAAAATGATTTAGATATGAATGTAATTGCTTTGGAGTTGAATGGAACAAAAACAACGTATATAGAATTAATAGAAAACAATTTAAAAAACTATGATTTGGAATACGTTTTTGAGATCGAAAAAATAGAATTGCAAGATGACTATTATAAATTAATAGCGACGGCATATTATTCAGATTTTGAATTTTTATCGTATATTGAAAAAAGTAAATATTTTGAAAATTTAAATAATTTAGGTCGTAAAATAATTTTAGATAAACTTAAAATTGATGACCGTGATATTGCAATCTATGATGACGGCGTGTACGAACTTATAAGAGGCAAAAATGAGTTTGATGCCCATTTAATTGGATATGTAATTTCAGAAAAATTAGTAATGACAAGAGAAAAATTTATTGAATATTTACAATTTGTAAAAAATGATTATAAGAACAGATAAAAAACGTTATTTTACTTTGAAGGTAGTAAACTAAAATAAGCAAAAACACGAATAAATGGACGAACTGATTATTATAACTGGCAAAGTAAACTTAGATACAACCTATTTAAAGATTAAACTAAGTCTTGAAGAAATCAAAGAGAAACACGGAACAAGAACCGATTTAATTAATTCAATGGAACGTAGTTTATCAGACTTACAACAAGTTAAAATTAGCTATGATGCTATTGAAAAAGAACTAAGAACAGCACTCCAGCAGAATTTTAGATTAGAAAAGTTACTTATTGAGGAAAAGTTTAAAAACAAAGATTTACTATCACAAATAAATTTTAAAGATGCCACGTTGTAAGAATTGTAAGAACAAATTTGAAGTTGTTAGGTTTAATCAAAAGTTTTGTTTAGAAGCTGAGTGCGTTCGTGTTTGGGTAGAATCCGAAAAGGCGAAACAATGGAAAGAAAAAAAGCAAAAGATGCAACAGGAACTCGAAACAATACAAGACTACGTTAAAATGACACAAATCATTTTCAATAAGTTCATACGGTTACGTGATAAAGGACAAGTTTGTATATCATGCCAAAAACCAGCCTTAAAAGAAAATGCCGGACACTTCTTTAATGCAAACAATCATTGGAACGTTCGATTTGACGAAAGGAATACGCATCTCCAATGCGAACACTGCAATACCTATTTGAGTGGTAATCTGTTGGAATATAGAACCAACCTAATTAACAAAATCGGAAATTCCGAATTTCTTATTCTTGAAGCAGAGGCAAGGAAAACACGAAAGTTCACAAAAGACGAACTAAAAAAAATAATAACCGAGTATAAACAAAAAGTAAAACAATTAGAAAATGAAAGTAAGCATTGAAACAGAAAAAAAACTATTGGTATTATGTGGAGTATTACCAGTATTAGCAGATTACATTGAGGATTTAAACATGGAGTTCGTGTTTTCAAAAAACATTAAACGTAAAGCAAATATGTTAATGGAAGAAATCCGACAAAATGACGAACGTATATTGAAGCATACTGATATTGAAGTAAACGCACAGCAGATAGATATTCAAAGAGCATTTAGAGAATGGGTAAAAGAAAATTTTAATTGATATGCAAGTAACAGACAAAATAACAATAACAAACGAAGATAATATGGCTTTAATGGCTCGTTATCCTGATAACTATTTTGATTTGGCTATTGTTGACCCGCCTTATGGGATTGGAATAGACGGACAAAAGAAAAACATTAATAAAAACCCTAAACACAATCGTAAAGAACATTCAAAAAAAAGCTGGGATAGTTCGATACCTACAAAAGAATATTTTGAAGAATTGTTCCGTGTTTCTGCTAATCAAATTGTTTGGGGTGGAAATTACTTTACTGAATATTTAAAACCTACAAAGGCTTGGATATTTTGGTATAAAGGTCAAAATGATTTAACAATGTCAGATGGTGAAATGGCTTGGACTTCTTTTAAAACGGTAACAAGGCAAATTGAAATAAATAGAGCGCAATTAAATATGCAAAATACATTCCATCCAACTGAAAAGCCTTATAAACTTTACAAATGGTTACTCGATAAATACGGTAAACAAGGCGATAAGATACTTGACACTCATTTAGGAAGTGGCTCAATAGCTATTGCATGCCATGACTACGGATTTAATTTAACAGCTTGCGAATTAGATACTGAATACTACGAAAAGGCGATTGAAAGAATTAACAATCACGTTAAGCAATTAAAATTATTTTAATTAATTTAACATTCTATATTAAAAAGAATAGTTAATTTTGAGAAACAATTAAAACTAAAATTATGTCAGTTACAAACTTTGAAGAACACACAAGCGAACTAACAAGCGAAGAAATGGAGATACTACCTATCGTAGTACATGGATTTAGAAACTACAAAAAGACGAATCCAATAAAAGCTGAATTAATCGTAACACGAATGAACGAATATCTATTAGCACGTGGATATAAAACACGAATGACCCAGCCTCGATTGCGTAAAATGGTTAACTACATTCGTACAAATGGCTTAATACCGTTAATAGCAACGTCTAACGGTTATTTTACAAGCGATTGTAAAGAAACTATCCAAGAGCAAATAAAGTCACTCCAGGAACGTGCTAACAGTATAACACGATGTGCCAACGGATTGAAGAAATTTTTATAATTTTTTTTGTTCTTTGTTGTTATATTAAAAAGAATAGTTATATTTGTAGACGTTAAACAATTAATTTATATTTTATGAAAACACTTAGGAGAATTCAACAAGAATTAAAATGTCCAAAAGGTTCTTACAATTCATTCGGTAAATACAAATACCGAAGCGCAGAACAAATTTTAGAATCAGTAAAACCATTGCTACAAAAACACGATGCGTTATTACTTTTATCCGATGAAATTATTCAAGTAGGTAACAAACTATTTTTAAAAGCAAGTGCGCTTATTTCAGATGATGACGGAACAATAGAGGTTTTTGGATATGCTGAAATGGGAGAACACAAAGGAATGTCAAGTGAGCAATGCACTGGTACCGCTTCAAGTTACGCTCGTAAATACGCATTGAATGGTTTATTCTTAATTGACGAAACAGAAAGCGATCCTGACTCAAAAAACAACAAGAAAGCTGAAAAAATAGATAATGAACGTTTTGAAAAAGCTGTTGAAGCAATACGTAACGGGGAATTTAGTATTGAACAGCTACAAGCGAAGTTTGAATTAACTGAAGTTCAACAAAAAGCATTGTTACTGATATGAAAATACGAGCTTCACAAATAGGAAAATTAATGACTTCCCCTAAAACAAAAGGGGAGGTTTTATCTAAAACTACAAAGACATACATTCAGGAACTTGCGATTGAGCATAAATACGGAATCCGTAAAGAGTTTTGGAGTAGATACACGGATAAAGGTAACGAAGTAGAAAACGATGGAATAGCACTTGTTAACGATGTGTTGAACTTAGGCTTCATTTTTAAAAACGATGAGAATTTAAGCAACGATTATTTAACAGGAACACCCGACGTAAACACGAATGAAGTTTTAATCGATGTAAAATGTTCTTGGGATGCTACTACGTTTCCGTTTTTTGAAACTGAATGCCCAAATAAAGATTATTACTATCAATTACAGGGTTATATGTGGTTAACAGGAAAAGACGAAGCACTTTTATGTTATTGCCTTGTAAATACACCTTTTCAGATAGTTGAAGATGAGGTTAGACGTGAACATTGGAAACAAAACCTAATAGATGAAAGTTTGGATGTAAGGGACTTTGTACAGTCGAAACATAACTTTAATCATATTCCAAAAGAAAAACGTGTGAAAGTCTTTAAAATAGCAAAAGACGAAGAAGTAATAGAACAAATTAAAGAACGAATAGAGTTAGCGAGAGTATATTATAACAATTTAATAAATGAATTATGAGAAGAGGAAGAAAATACAATCAAGAAGAAACAATAGATAAATATTTCAATGCTTTAATAAATATAAAGAAAGAAATGTTAATTGATAAAAAAAAGAGAGTAAAATATTATAATGACAAATACCAATTAAATGCAAATTTAATTACATGGTTATTAAAAAAACAAATAATAATTAAGGATAATTATAATAATTATTATTGGGACAATAAAACACCCATAACAAAAGAACTTATTAAAATATATTTAAAAAATCAAAGTAAAATAAATAAATTAAGAAAAAAATCTTTTAACACTGAATTACAATTTGATATGAAAAGCATAGAAACCCCACAGCAATTAAAACCGCAAACAAAAACACGAACAAAATCTTATCAGGATAAGATGAAAGAAAAAGTAAATAATGCAAAACAAGTAAACAAACCTACTCAACAAAATGAGTATGGGTTAATTCGTAAATTTTTAAAATGGATATACTAATGGAAGATTTAAAAGTAATGGGTTACTACAAAAACACGACCCGAGATCAAATAGTACAAATCAAAGACTTTAAAAAGGATAAACTTTGGTACGAAACTATAAGACAATATGAAACAAATCCTATAACGGAGTTTTGTTGTTCGGTTGAAAGATTTAAAAGGTTATATATTAAAACAAAGTAAAATGAAAGAAGTAGAAGGATTAACAAAACGTGAATTGTTTGCAGCTTTAGCAATGCAAGGTTTAGTAATTGATGGTGAATTACCATTTGAAAAAACAGCTAAATGGGCGGTATTAGCAGCCGACCAATTAATATGGGCGTTAGAAAACACGGAAGACCCAAATAAAGACGAAATTTAAAAACAAAGTAAAAATGGAAAACTTAGCAAAAGTTATGGTAGTTCCTATAGACTACGACAAAAGAAAACAAAGAGTTATTGAAGCAATAATTACGTATTTAAATTACGATGCGGTTTCAGATGAAAGATGGCATACGCCATTTGAAAATGAGCTTAGACAATTACGAATTCGTAAAGATGCTGAAAGAATAGCAGAGATAACATTAGAGTATTATAAATTAGAATTAAATTAAAATGGAAAAAAGAGACAACAGCGGAGCGTTATTTACTAACGACAAAAGAGAAAAGGAAACGCATCCACACTATCAAGGAAAAGCAACTATTAACGGAGTTGATTATTACGTATCAGCATGGGTAAAAGACGGAGCAAAAGGTAAATTTCAGTCTTTAAGTTTTAAACCAGTTCAAGAACAAGCTAAGCCGAATGGACGACCAAATTATGGTAAAGAGTTTGACGATTTTTTGGGTAACTTATGAAACATGAAGCAAAAGTATTAAGCGAAGCGAATGAACTTACTCGGTTAATGATTAAAAATTACCTACAAAAACACGAATTAAGTTTAAACGCATTTTCAAAACAATCTGGAATAAGACAACCTAACTTGCACAAGTTTATGAAAGGACAAAATTTGTCCAGCAGTTCAATAGAAAAGTTAGGAATGTTTTTTAGTAAATAACTGAGGTTCGGCAAAACCAAATTAGAGGGAGTGTAAAAAATTCCCTCTTTTTTTTGTTTGTATTATTCTTTTTAGTATATTTGTAGAC